GGTATCATTCCACCATTCGCAGGTCTTGACGTTAATATCTTGGACGACATTGCCGAAAAGACGAAAGCTATTGTGGAGGCTGATATCAGACAGAATGATCTGATAAAATATTTAAAAGATCAATTATGACACGAGTTTCTTTTTGTATTCCTACCTATGAATCTAAAGGTAAGGCGAAGCAGTATCTATTCGACATATTCTATGCATTAAGTCAGCAAACTAATAAAGATTTTAATGTATGGATTTCAGATCATTCAAAGGACCCCTATGGTAATGTTTATCAAGCATGTGAAGAGTATTCAGATGTCTTACAAATCAACTACGTTCATAACCAAGATAACTTGGGGAACATTTCTGCTAATACTAACAATGCAGTACGTCATGGAGATGGTGACATCATCAAGATAATATTTCAAGATGATTTTATATTAACTAGGAACCTAGTAGAGGAACTTGACAAAGCATTTAAACCTGGTATAGACTGGGCGGTAACAGGTTTTGCACACACCCTAGATAATGGTACAACTCATTACAATCCAAAGCATCCTGTCTGGAATGATAAGTTGTTAGAAGGTGTTAACACACTAAGTTCTCCTTCTATCCTTGCATTAAGGAAAGATCTTGATGAATACTTTGATGAGAAACTTGTTATGCTTATGGACTGTGACATGTATTACAGACTGTATAAGTATGGTGAACCAGTACTACTAAAGGACTATCATATCTCTAATAGAGAACATAAGAATCAAACTCAAAGATCTTACGATCATCTACTACCTGAAGAAAAACTTTATTTAAAAGAGAAACATGACAATCGGGTTTAATCATCTAGGCAGACATGGAAGACTGGGTAACCAGATGTTTCAGTATGCTGGACTCCGTGGCATAGCAGCACATAAAGGATATGATTTTTGTATTCCACCAAGTGATTTTAAAGATCCATGGAATGATCATCAACTCTTTGAAGCATTTAAGTTAACAGGTCTTACTGATATCAGAACCTTACCTGGTGCATACGTACAGGAAAGGTTCTTTCATTTTGATGAGCAGTTGTTTGAGAACATGCCTGACAATCATAATGTGTATGGATATCTACAGAGCACAAGATGGTTTAAACATATAGAAGATGAGATACGTGAAGACTTTACATTCAAGAATGATATACATGGACCTTGTAAGCAGATGATGGATACTGTAAAGGATCCTATCTCTTTACATGTCAGACGTGGTGACTATATAACTAACTCAGATAATCATCCCCCTTGTCCAAAGGAATACTACGATGCTGCACTGGAGAAGTTCGATTCTTCCCGTACTGTTATTGTTTTTTCTGACGATCCTGAATGGTGTACTAATGAGTTCCCTGATGACAGGTTCCTTGTATCAGAAGGTGGAGATAATCTTGCAGACTTGTGCATGATGTCTATGTGTAGTGACTTTATCATTGCTAACTCATCATTCTCATGGTGGGGTTCATGGTTAAGTGAAAACTCAGACAAGAAAATCATTGCACCTAAGAAGTGGTTTGGTACAGGGTACACAAAGAACCATGACACGTCTGACTTATACTGTGATAACTGGGAGTTAATCTAATGGAAAAAATTGAATGGGTTGAGCAAGAGTTCGTAGATCTAAAGGATACTACGTTTATGATTCCACTGAGGATTGAGACTCAGGATAGGATGAGGAATGCTATTACAGTTCTAACTTATTTGTTACGTGGTTTTAATACCAACGTGATGGTGCTAGAGAATGATAGTAACCCTACGTTCAAAGAGAATGTCTTACCAGTACTAGAGCAATCAGTACCAGCATTTAATTTAAAGAACTTAAATTATATGTACGAGGAGACTGAGGAGTACATGTTCCATCGTACTCGCATGCTCAATGACATGACGATGAAGGCTGATACAGATATAGTTGTTAACTATGACACAGATATCTTACTACCTAAGAATGTATACGGTCAGGCATGTCAGGTTATAAGGGATGGTACTGCTAATTTTGTTTACCCATATGGTGTGGGTAACTATCAGTTCCAAGTTAAAGCAAATGATGAACAGGTAACTGAGTTTATTAATAGTAACTTTAACTTCCTAGCATTTACAAACAAAAGACAGTGGGATGCTAAGTTTGGATTCGTTCAATTCTGTGATAGGGAAGAGTATATTAGACTTGGTATGGAGATAGAAGACTTCAAAGCATATGGATATGAGGATGATGAAAGGTTCCAAAGGTTTAGTAGATTGTCTAAGGTATATCGTATAGATGATATGGTATGGCATCTAGAACATGAACGTACATCTAACTCATGGTTTAACAACCCACACATAGAAGGTAATAGGGAACTGTATGAAAAACTTATTAAGTTAACACCTAAAGAACTATTGAAGTACTGTCAGACTCAGAAGTATATGAAGACTAGATGTATTCTTGAAGGGGAATATCAGGAGGATTTAGACCCAGAATTATTTGATGCTATGTGGGAAGAGTCACTTGGATAAGAATAAATCTCTTAACAAACTTGCTGGATTCCCTAATGTATTATGGATCAACCTAGACAGGTTCCCTGATCGTGAGAAGTATATGGAAGATCAGTTTTCCTATTGGGGTATCACTGATCACCATAGAATTCCAGGTATAGATGGTAAGGAAGACGACCCAACGTCATACCTTAAAGGATCTGTTCCACCTAGTATGAACTCAGGTGAGATAGCATGTGTACTATCACATCTTAATGCTATCAGATACTTTGTAGAAGAGACTGACTTAGATGAGGTGGTCATCATGGAAGATGATGTTGACCTTACACCTGCTAAGTCATGGGGATTCACATGGAAAGAAGTTAGGAAACGCTTACCTATCAACTTCGATACATGCCAGTTTACTATAATTAATCCTAATGGTATAACACTTAAGTTACATCATCGCTTTGTCAATGACTTCTCTGCTGCTTGCTATATAATTACAAGACATCATGCCACTAAGTTACTTCGGTTACATAATCGTGGCTCAGCATGGAAGATAGATCAGAACATTCGACCACGTGCAGTGTCGGAAGATTTGATACTTGATAGTGGTAAAAGTTATGCTACTCCATTGTTTAACTATAGGTTAGACATGGGGTCTGCTATACATGAAGAACACATTGACATCTTCCACAAGGACAGTCGTAATGCTTTAGCTGACTTCTGGATACATCAAGGACAAGATCAAAAGATTGATCAACTCATGGAACTCGATGAATATGTCGGGAGAATTCCACCACAAGTATACCTTAACCAAGCACAGAATGGAACCTCCAACTGATTTATACGAAGACATGTCCACACTCAACGCACTTTATGGTGAGTTATGTTGGGAACATGATGACCCTTTGGAATTCAAAGCCGACTTTGAAAACAACTGTATAATTATCAGGAATAAAAATCATGGCAAAACAAAGAACAATTAAGTTTACTATTCGTCAGGATGGTACTATCTTTGAGGAGGTTATTGATTGTGGAAGTTCTGAGTGTATCAAACTCACTGAAGAGATAGAGAATAGACTGGGGGAAGTCCAGTCAAGGAAACTTAAACCAGAAGGATACCTTGCTCAACCTGTAGACAATTTTTGGAAAGAAACAACAGATGTCACACTTCACAACAATTAAAACACAAATTAAGGATAAGGATATCCTATTAGAAGTACTAGAAATTCTTCAGATTGATGTAAAGGAGAATCAAGAACTTGTAATCAACAACCCACGTCATGCTGAAGACCACCCAATTCAGATGGCTGACATATGTATCGCTAAAGATGCAGGGTTTAGATATAATGAAAGCACAGAAGTCTATGAACTTCTTGCTGACATGCAGACATGGCAACAGATTCTTCCACCTATAAGATTTCTTGAGAAAATTACTCAACAGTATGCTAGAATGACAGTACATCATACCATTGAGGATTTGGGATACCAAGTCAAGGAAGAGTGGGAGATGGAAGACAACTCTATTGAAATTTACGCAAACGTATGGAATTAATTGATCACATTGGTGTCTTCCACAACCATGTACCAGCAGACTTGTGCCGAGACTTAATAGAATCCTTTGAGTTATGGTCTCAGAAAAAGTATGAGATACATAAGTACTCATTTAATGATGGCGGTAAACAGTTCAAAGGTGAAGGTAGTATGCAGAGAAAGGACAGTCAGTTGTTCCTTGAAACTGTTGACTTACCATTGTCTATGAAGTTAAATGGTTATATCGGACAGTGCTTTGAACAGTATGTCAGTGTCTACAATGGATTGACACAAGACAATGACCCTGTGTCCTCTTGGACTACCAAGGTGCAAAAGACAGAAGCAGGTGGTGGATATCACAAGTGGCACTGTGAAGATGGTGTGTTCATGTATAGAGATAGAGTATTAACATGGATGGTATATCTTAATGATATAAAACCAGAGCAAGGTGGTGCTACTGAGTTCCTATACCAGAAGAAAGCAATACATCCATCGGAAGGTACTGTAGTACTGTGGCCTGCTGCATATACACACATGCATAGAGGTGGATTTCTTGTGGGTGATACCCCTAAATATATTGCTACTGGTTGGTTCTTAAGGGAACCAGGTAATGTTACATCGAAGGTACTATCTGAAGCGTGATCATCTACACCTGTATAACCAACGGGTACGATGAAATATCTGATGACAATTTCTATCACCCTGGTATACAGTATGTTTGTTTTTATGATGGTGAGATAAAGAAGAAGGGTAAGTGGAAGTTTGTTAAGTTAGAATCAGATATTAAATGTCCTGTTAGGAGATCATATTTACCAAAACATCTGCCTCATCATTTCTTGAAGGCAGGTGAGTATACTATGTGGGTTGATGCATCTTATACTATCACCAGACACATAGTAGATTACTTCAAGAATGTTTTTAGTTATCGTAAAGAACTGGTGCTTCAGCAGCATCCAGAGAAGAGAACTATTATAGAAGAGTTCGCCAAGTTATATTACAATGGGTTCAGTACATATAAAGAGTGCCTAGATTTTAGTAGGAACGTTGCTAGTCAGGGTATGAGAGCAGCAAACTACAACCATAGTATAAACTGTTTAGTATTCAGACACCTGACACCAGATGTTAATGCATGGTCAGAGTCTTGGAGGAAGTGGTACATGCGAGGTGTGAATAGAGATCAGATTTCTAGTTCACTTGCAGAGTTTGAAACTATAAAGGCAGAACGTACACCACTACTGGTTGATCTTACTAAGACTACAAGAATCAAAGAGTATGGTGAGTCATACAAGTTAAATCCTAGACCTACATTCAGTAGCACTATGAAATTAGTGAAGGAGATGTCTAAGTTCTATGGTGTTAGTCCCAAGGTTGCCTTTGATCGTAACAAGATGCTAAGTGACGTGGAGTTATCACGTTATAAGACTCCTATTGCAGAGGAAGAGGAAGTAAACAAGAAAGATCTTGTTGTGTATACTTGTATAACCGAAGGGTATGATGAGATTAACCCAGATAATTACTACGATCCTGACGTACGTTACGTCATGTTCTACACTACTGATGCTGATGGTATCATAGACACAGCAGAGAACATGAGGAGGTCTGCTAACTCACCATGGGAATGGCGAAGGATAAACTTACCAATGATAGATGACCCTAAGAGGGTGGCATCTTACGTCAAGATAAATCCACATATATTATTTGAGCATGGTACTCATGCTGTATGGGTTGATGGTTGTTATAAGTTAACTAAAGAGTTTATTGATTTCTCACTACAGTGCTTTCCATGTACAGTGCTTAGACACCCTTTACGGTGGCTGTTCCTTGACCAAGCACTAGAAGGATTCATGTGTGCATACTATTCTGCTGACCAGTTCAGAGATTTTGTTGCACTACTGACCAAAGATAGGTATAGTTTCAGTAACTTTAAAGGTTACTGTGGTACTGTAGTGTGGCGTACAGTAGGATCCACTGACGAGTTCTGTAATAAGTGGTGGTGGTATTATAAACATGGTGTTAACAGAGATGTATTCAGTATGGATGCAGCACTACAACTTTCACTTACCGACCACAAGGTCATAGAGAATAGAAGTGACACAGGATTGCAGTTAGGTTATGGTAATAAGACAGGACGGTTGCTAACATGTACTCAGCATGGTACAGTAAACCAGTGGAAGGAATCACCACAGTTCTTAGAGGATCTGGGTGTACCTATACCACTACATACTATGAGGACAAACCCAGTAGATCATGTAGTACAAATGAATATCAATGGTATTCAGAATGACTTAGGTAAAGTGAATGCCTTAGTCTTTCCATTTGATAAGAATGATCCTGTTGATAAGTCCGACATGGTTATCTACACCTGTATTACTAATGGATATGATCAGCTCCCGAACGAAAACTATTACGATCCTGAAGTACGTTATGTTGTTTTTCATGACGGCACTTGCGACATTCCTGATCCTTGGATTGGTATTGATATAAGAGAACACTGTGACATTAAATGTCCTAGGAGATTAAGTTTCTTTCCCAAAGCAAACCCACATCTTTTCTTTGAGAAGGGAACACATACTGTATGGATAGATGGTTGCTACCAACACACTGAAAAGTTTGTTGAGAATAGTACTAAGTCATTCCCATTCACCATGCTACGGCATGCATCTAAGTTTAGTTACTATGATGAGATGCTTGAAGGATTCCTTTGTGCATTCTTTACTATGGAAGATGGACTGGAGTTGACACGTAAGTTAAAAGAGTTAGATTATAATTTCAGGAAGTATAGTTCTCCACTTGGTACTATAGTATGGAGAACTATTAATGATGAGACAATAAAGTTTAATAAACTATGGTATGAGTATAGTTTGATAGGTTGTAACCGTGATCAGATAGCATATGATGCTGCACTACAACTGACTGGTATTAAACCACAAATATTAGAAGATCGTAATGCATCTGGTGTACCACTTGGATTCTATGGTAAGATAGGTAGGAAAGGTATGCATCCTCAACATGGTAGTAAGGATCAATGGAAACTAAAGACCGAGTTTCTTAAAAAGATGCAAGATATAACTGGTCTCAGTTATAAAATATATACTAATTACATGGAGCATTCATTTTATATGAGTGTCTACAACATTGAACACAACATGATCCAATGATTATCTACACTTCGATTACTAATAATTATTGTGAACTACCTTCCATTGAAGACCATGGGCACACATACATATGTTTTACTGATGGTAGTGTAAAACCACAGAAACCTTGGAAGTTCAGGGAGATTAATTGTGACTCAACTGATCCAATCATCCAGTCCAGACATCCTAAGATTAATCCTCACCTTTATTTTAATGAGCCTTCTGTTTGGATTGATGCTAGTAGGCTCCATCTTCTTAATGATGACTTCTACAGGATCTCGGAAAAGTTATTATCAAGAAACGATGCCTTCATCCTGACACATCCAGAGGAGCATAGTTATACTGAGGAATGTTTTGAATATTATTTGAGGTCATGGGTAGATGAGGAAAAGATATTTAAACTAACAGATGAACTAAAGAAGGTTGATTATGACTTCGAGAATCATAAGACAATCTTTGGTTGTATTATGTGGAGAAATAATACTGAGAAGATAAAAGAATGGTCTGAGAAATGGTGGGAACTGTATGATATATGTGGACCACGTGATCAGTTAGCAGGGTCAGCAGCACTGAAGATAACTCATTCAGATGTCAACGTTGACATGTCACATCCAGCAGAGATCATTACTCAGTTCTGTTTCTATCGTGACTTCTGGCAGAACATAGGAACCACAGGTCAGTATAGTAATGGTAAGGAGCAAGTAGAATGGAAACAGTTTAGATCTGACATCAAAGAACTAACAGGTCAAGAGAATGTTAACCTTAATAAGTTAAGTTATCTTGCTGACATAGGATATCAAGATACTTTTAACGAGATGCTTAACTCTGGTATGGGGTATAACACTGATGTAAGTGAGACATATAATTTACATGAAGCTTTTTTGACTAAGACTAGAGGTGACCATGACTTTATAATCTATAGTTGCATCACTAATAATTACGATAGGATACCACCTAACAACTACTACGATCCTAAAGTTAAGTACGTCATGTTTCATGACGGTTCCCTTGATGATTACCCAGAACCATGGGAGTATAGGGATGTAAGAAAACTATGTAACCTAGAGTGTCCACGTAGACTCAGTGCATTCCCTAAGATTAATCCACATAAATGCTTTGAGGTTGGTGAGAATACAGTATGGATAGATGCTTGCTACACTTTAACTAAAGAGTTTGCTGACGAGTCACGTAAGATGTTCCCGTTGGATCTAGCAACGATGGAGCATTGTTATGACTTCACATACTATGATGAGATGCTTGAAGGATTCTTATGTTCCTTTTACAGTTATGAACAGGGCATAGATCTTACTAAGCAATTGTTTGAGGCAGGGTATAACTTTAAAGAATACATTTCTCCATGCTGCACTATGATATGGAGGACAGTAAGGAGTACAACATCATTCAGAAAGTTCTGTGATGAGTGGTGGAAGTGGTCTCTAATCGGTTCTAACAGGGATCAAATATCATTTGATGCTGCACGACAGTTCAGTGGTCTAAAGATCTTCAGAGTCCATAACAAACCACCTGAGACATTAGTTAAAGGTATTGAGTTAAGATTTACTGAGAAGAATAAGAATAGAAAAGGTAAACATCCCAGACGTGGTACGTTTGATCAGTGGAGACAACGTGATCAGTTCTTAAAAGACATGCAAGAGTATGCTAAGTTAAGTCCTAAGATATATGCTACTCATGAACACATTAGTATGCTTGAGTTCAATGACTTGCTACCACCTGATGTGATGCAAGAATATCTTATGAGTTCTCCTACCATGAGAAACCTTAAGAGACAACAGCAGTTGTGGTCTAAAGATATGAAGAGGATACGTGATGCTGTATGGTCTAAGTCAGATCAGACTAATGCTAGTGGTACTAAGGAAGAACAGACTGACGAATGGAAACGCAGACAGAAACGGGAGATACTATTACAGAAACGTAGGTTCACCAGAGATCTTAAGTCTACAAAAGAATGATTAATAATTTTTTAGATCCTAAGAGGAAACAAGTATTACCTGATAAGAAGGGTGCAAAGTTCAAAGAACTTATGGAGACTTATACTATAAAGGAACTCCGAGAGATGAAAACTAAAAGATATTCTACCAGTGGATATCTTAGGCACATTTCCCATAGATTTATGTTGGAAGATGCTGAGTGTGTAGTTGATATGGGATCAGGTTGCTGTTTGTTTGAAGGTCATATAGAAAACTTAGTTAGTATAGATATCTTCCCTTATCCTGGTGTAAATCTTTTAAATGATATGAGAGATACTCAGTTGAAAGATAATGTAGTTGACGGTATAATCTGTATAGGTTCTCATGTATGGATGGACCATACTACTGAAGTTATGGATGAGATCTATAGGATAGCAAAGCCAGACTGCATCATGTTCTGTAAGACTAACTCTATAACTTTGTGGGAGTATATTGATAGGGCAAAGGGTCATGCATATGATAAGGAAAAGATTGTAGAATGGATAAACAGTCAGCATGAGGTTGCTGAAGGTCCATACTTCACTAAGAAGAAGGATAAAAATAAAGTAAAAAAAGTTCCAGAACTTAATAGTCGTGGTCATAATAAAAGAGTAGATAGATCAAGAGACATGGTAGACTGGGCTTGGATTCTATAATGTATAAAGTTTTATTCATAGGTAAGGTTAAAGATTTGAACGATGAGTATGAGCAATACAATCGTGATCTTTATGCTAGTGCTGAGACCTTAGATGGTTTCGTCAGCATAGAAAGTGAAGTGATTGAAGGAGTAGAGATAACCGTATCAACTTGGAAGACTAAGGAAGATGTGATGCAGTGGGCAAGAGACCCCGAACATATTAAAGCGAAGCGAAGAGTTAATGAATGGTATGACTGGTACAAAGCAAAGCACTTTGAAGGCTTGACAAATACTTAACATTTTGTTATACTAAATAAATCGGTGAGCAAATGCTGACCGTTTCCCCCTGACCAAGACTAAACGGGGTTACAATTAGTCTTTTTATCTACCAGTGAAGGGATTGGTAGAAATATTATATC